TTTATTGAATTTAATAGTGTGGATGAACTAGAAGAGTGGATTGAAGAAGAAACAAGAGAGGATAGTGAAGAAAGGGAAGAACTTGCTGATCTTGATGAACCAGAAGAAGAATTTATTGAGGAGATATTCGAGGAAGAAGCCGTAGAAGAAGTATTCGAAGCGATTGAAGAACGCATAGCAGAAGCTGAAATAGAAGAAGAAAGAATTGAAAGAGAAGAAGTCATAGAGGAGTTTGAAGAAATTTTTGAGGAAGAGTTTCAAACTGCGGAAAGAGAAGAAGCTACAGGTAAGAGCTCTATCAGCAGAGACATAGCTCTACGAGTTGTTTCTTCTACGATAACTACAGCTACGCAAAGCGTTAGTGGTACAAATGCAGGTAATAGTGTACACTCCAATGGGACAAGCACCGCATCTGGTAACAGCGTTAACATGAGTTCTACGGGAGCTTCTTCAGGTAATGCAGGTATAAGCACAACCAGTTCACCTAGTATGTCAGACCAGTTTGCTTCTGCTACAGTACAAACTAATCAAGTGTTAGATATGAGTTCTATTTCAGTATCTGGTTCTACAACTACAAGTTCTGTAGAAACAACAGATGTAAATACTTCCGTTGTTTCTGTTACAGTATCAACTACAGTTCAAGATCAAATAGACACTTCGATTAGTTCTATGGATACATCCTCAGACACAGACACTAAGGTAGAAGAGTTGATAGCACAAAATTTACAAACAGCACAAGAAGAAGTAGAAGCTCAACAAGAAGAAACAGGCGAGTACGGTTCAGAAGACACAGTTATAGCATATATGGGGTTTGTACCAGGATTTAACAATTATCAAAAAGTTGTTATGTTAGATCAATCACAATGGTATGAGTCAAAAACTATCTACACAGACACTCTTGCAGATAACACAGAAGCGTTTTATGGTTTAGCAAGTAGTAATATTACTAAAATGAGTAATATAATAGAGCAACAACCAAAATTATAGGAGAGAGTTATGGATTGGTTTCAAAGTAAAACAACACAAATAATTGCGTTAGTTGGTATAGTATCAACATTAGCAGGGTTTGGTTACACAGGTGCTACTTATGTAAACCGTATTGCTAATCTAGAAGCTAAAATAGGTGGTATAGGAGATACTGAGTCAGCTCAACAAGTAATAGAAGAACGCTTTGCTGCTATAGAAACTTCTGTACAGTTTTTAGAAAAAAGTATTGATAGTATAGATGTTCCTGATGTTACAGAAATTAAAACTGATATAGCTACAATTAAAGCCGATTTAGAAAGTCTTGACAGTAATTTAACTAAGCTAGAAAATAAAAACGACAACCCATTAAACGGATGACTACTAAAAAAGCAACAGCAAACGATGTCGCAAACGACTTAGCTAAACACGAGATACAGTGTGCAGAAAGGTGGAAAACAGCATTTAACGAGTTTTCTGACATAAAAGAAGAGATATCTAATATTAACTCAACGATCAAAACAGCAACCTTTAGTGTATTCGGTTTCATAGGAGCAGTGTTAATTGCTGTGTTGACTAGCGTTGTTTTGTAATGAGCAAAATTTTAATAGGTGTTATACTTGTGTTATCGTTAGTCACTTATTATTTCTATAGCCAAAACCAGATCTTAGTGGCAAACAATTCACAGCTAGAAAACGCAGTAGCTACACAAGAAGAAGCAATAAAATCAATACAAGCAGACTTTAAATTACAAACACAACAACTGCAAGAACTAAGTGTTAAAAGTCAAAAAGCACAAAGAGAGTTAAACAGATACACACAGTTTATACAAAACTATGAACTAGCGTCTAAAATATTAACAGACCCAGTAGAAATGGAGAGGAAAATAAATAATGGTACAAAGCATATCATGGAAGACATCGAGAAAATCAGTAACACTATTGACAGTCTTGATGATGGCTTGCAGTTGCAGCCTACTGCCAACTAAACAAATACAAGTCTCTGCTAAACCTATTGAAAGGCAGATAGTACAACCTATCATGCCTAGAGAAATCAATCTCAAAGAACTGCAATGGTTAACTGTAACACCTGATAATTGGGAAGATCAATTAGCAAGAATAGAACAACAAGAAGGTGAGTTGGTGTTCTTAGCTATGACCATTCCTGACTACGAAGTCATGGCATACAATATGCAAGAAATTAAACGCTATATTGTTGAATTGAAAGATGTAGTAGTATACTATAGGAAAGTAACAACTTCTGAGGAAACTGAATGAATATATCAAAAGAAGGCATAGCTTTAATTAAAAAATTCGAAGGATGTGAACTCACCGCATACCAAGATGCTGTTGATGTATGGACAATAGGTTATGGGCACACTAAAGATGTTAAAAAAGGTGACTCTATAACTAAGGAAGAAGCTGACTCTATGTTAATGCATGAGCTGTTAGAGTATTGTAGTCATGTAGAAAACGCAGTTGAAGTAGAATTAAAACAATGTATGTATGATGCATTAGTATCTTGGACATACAATCTTGGTCCAACAAATTTAAAATCAAGTACAATGCTTAAATTTTTAAACGCAGGAAATTACGAAGAAGTACCAACACAAATCAAACGCTGGAACAAAGCAGGTGGAAAAGTGTTAGAAGGATTAAAACGAAGAAGAGAAGCAGAAGCTCTGTTATTTGAAGGTAAAGACTGGACAGGAGTGTAATATGCCATTAAGTAAGTTTGTATTTAAACCTGGAGTCATGAGGGAAGGTACAGATTATGATAACGAAGGTGGGTGGTTTGATGCTAACTTAGTTAGATTTAAAGCAGGTAGACCACAAAAAATAGGTGGTTGGCGTAAAGATAATGATAACAGTTTTTTAGGTACATGTCGTGCTTTACATGGTTGGCTTACTTTAGCAGGTACAAAACTTTTAGGATTAGGAACAAATAAAAAATATTATATAGAAGAAGGTACAACTTTTAATGACATAACTCCTTTAAGGTCAACTACGAGTGCAGGGGATGTAACTTTTGCTAAAGTAGGTAATGGGGATGCTACAATTACTGTTAATGATACAGGACATGGAGCAGTAACTGGAGACTTCGTAACATTTAGTGGTGCAGCTAGTTTAGGTGGAAACATTGTTGCTGCTGTATTAAATCAAGAATATGAAATTACAGCAGTAACTACAGACACATATACTTTTACAGCTAAAGACACCGATGGTGATACAGTTACAGCAAACGCAAGTGATTCAGGAAATGGTGGTACAGCTGTTGATGGAACATATCAAATAAATGTAGGTCTTGATGTTTTTGTTCCTGGAACTGGCTGGGGGTTAGATGGTTGGGGAGAAGGAGCATTTGGTTCTGCAACCGCTTTATCTGCTGTCAATCAACTTAGAATTTGGACACATGATAACTTTGGTGAAGACATTATTATAAATCCTAGAGGTGGGGGTATATTTAGATGGGTAGAAAACAACGGACTGACAACAAGAGCTGTTAATTTATCTACTACCTCTGGAGCTAATTTAGTTCCTACTGTAGGTTTGCAAGTTATTACATCAGAAAAAGATAGGCATTTAATTGTGTTAGGCGCAGATCCAATATCAGGAAGTTCTAGAACTGGAACTGTTGACCCTATGCTTATTGCTTTTAGTGATCAAGAAAATGCTTTAGATTTTGAACCACAAACCACTAATACCGCAGGGTCTTTACGGTTATCCTCTGGCTCATCAATTATTGGAGCAGTAAAATCTAGACAAGAAATATTGGTTTGGACTGATACAGCTTTGTATAGTATGCAGTTTGTTGGACCGCCTTTTACTTTTGCGGTTAATTTAATTAATGAAGGAACTGGATTGCTTGGACCAAAAGCAGCTGTTACTGCACCTCAAGGTGTATATTGGATGAGCTACAACAATTTTTATGTCTACAACGGTAGCGTGCAAACTTTACCTTGTAGTGTGCATAATTATGTTTTTTCAGATATTAATCTTGTTCAATCTTTTAAAATAAATGCTTTTACTATTACAGATAAAAATGAAGTTGGATGGTTTTATTGTTCTGCAGACTCAACTGAAGTAGATAGATATGTAATTTATAATTATGCCGAAAATATCTGGTTCTACGGATCTTTAAGTAGAACTGCTTGGTTAGACTCTGGTATCGTAAATTATCCAAGGGCTGTAAGTGGCGGATATGTTTTTCAACATGAAACAGGTTTTAATGATGATGGATCTCCTATGACTAACGTATTTATAGAAAGTTCTGATTTTGATTTGGGTGATGGCCAAGACTTTGCTTTTCTGCAAAAAATAATTCCTGACTTTAAATTTTTACAAAACGATAATTCTGGTAATGTAAACATAGTTGTTAAAACAAGAAACTTTCCTGGA